CGGTGGGCGCCTGGGAAGCTGCTGGAAGCAAGCCTGATATGTCTGTTGACCGCGAGGTTTTCCTGACCAAGGGCAAATTAGAGCCCGGTCAAATGAGAAGTTTTTAATGATGGATTTTTATAAAAATCGCCGTGAAGTCGTCGAGCCGCGTCATCGTAAGCTTTGCCGGCTTCTTCAGCGGTGGGGAAACTACCTAACCAATGACATTTTTTATTAACTTCAATTCGTGCAAACCATTTTTTAGCACGTTTATTGAAATAAACGCCCCTAAATCCCGATTTATTTGTCATAGAGAGACCTCTATTAAACTGATTTTGGGCTTTTGTGGTGACTCTTAGATTATGTAGTTGATTATTAAGGCCATTACTGTCAATGTGGTCTATTTCGTTAAGAGGGTTGTTTAGGATAACACGATGCATGTAAATAACTTTTTTAGTTTTGGAAACTCTAACACATCTTCCTGCATACCAGGTATGTGTGCCTTTTCTGGCATACCACTTCCATTGGGAAAGAAACTCGAATTTGTCGTCGTCAACAATTGCAGAGAAGCCTTGAGTAAGCGGAATCAGTTTCATATAGAGTAATATAACTTATGGCAATAAACGAAGAAAACTCTTTAGTTAACACGACCGGGCTAAGCCCTGATGAAAAGGTCTTGAAAATAGCTTTGGCTCGTTTTGACCAGATCCAGGAAAACACGAGTGCCGCCCGCCAAGAATCCTTGGAGGACCTGTACTTTTTCGGTGGTCGTCAATGGCCGGAAGCCATCATGCGCGATCGGACGGAAGACCGCCGGCCCGTGCTCACGAACAACAAAATCCCGGAATTCTGCTATCGGATCATAAATGATATGAGGCAGAACCGCCCAACGATTAAAATTCGTCCTGTTGACAGTCTCACGGACCCCGACACGGCCCAGGTCGTGGACGGGATGATAAGACACATTTTGAACAACGGAAATTCCAAAGCCGCGATAGATGATGCAACTTTTTACCAAGTCGTATGTGGGATTGGCTATTTCCGTGTTCTTTCCGAATATCTCGATGATAACAGTTTTAACCAGGAATTGTACCTGGAGCGGATACAGAATCCTTTTTCCGTGTATTTTCCGGTCCATTTGTGCAAATATGCTGATTTCAGCGATGCTGAATATGCTTTTGTGCGGTCCAGGATGTCAAAAGATGAGTTTAAGCTCAAGCATCCCAAGGCAAAAATGGCAAATTTTGCTTCCAGTTCGGTAGGAGATGCGAACTGGGAGGGCAAAGACTATGTCTTTGTCGCTGAATACTGGAATGTTGAACAAGAAAAGAAGACGATTTACGAATTGAGCGACGGAACGGTTATTGATGACAAGAAGAAAGTACCCAAGGGCCTCGAAATCGTTGATGAACGTGACTCGGTAAAGAAAACCATCAAGTGGTACTTGATGTCCGAGAATGAAATTCTTGAACAGAAGGACTGGCCTGGTAAATACATCCCGATTATACCGGTTATGGGCCCGGAGATACCTTCCGCGGACGATACGGGCAAAAAGACTTGGATTTCGATTACCCGTTTCTTAAAAGACCCTCAAAGGTCCTACAATTACTTCTTCACCGCCTATACTGAGAAGGTGGCTAATTCGCCCAAGTCCCCATTCCTTGCCGCGGCGGGTCAAATTGAGCGATTCCCTGAATGGAAAGAGCTTAACAGAAAGAATTTGCCCTTTTTACGTTATAGTCCGTTGTCTCACGATGGTGCCCCTGTTCCTCCGCCCATAAGACTCCCTTCTGTTGAGGTCGAGGGCGCTTTCCTTCAGGGAATCACTTTATCCGCACAACAGATGAAGGAAATATCTGGCATTTACGATAGTTCTTTGGGTGCACAGTCAAATGAAATTTCGGGAAAAGCCATCATTGCTCGACAACGCCAAGGTGATATCTCCAATTTTCACTTTATTGACAACCTGGCGCGGGGGTATCACCTTTTGGGCAAGATTTTGATAGATTTAATCCCTATTTTCTACAACAGGGAGAGAATGGTAAGGTGTTTGGGCGAGGACATGACGGACAAGATAGTTTCCATAAATACCCAGCACCCGGGCCCTGATGGGCGTGTTTACGACATGACAGTGGGTAATTATGATGTAGTTATTGACATAGGACCCAGCTATGAAACTAAACGTGTTGAAGCGGCTACGACCTTGGCCCAGGTTTTACCTCAAATACCACTTGTTGGTACTGTGGCACCTGATCTTATCATGCGGATGCTCGATAATCCTTTAAGTGGCGAGGTTGCCGATCGGTTGAAGCGGTTTATTCAGGCCCAGCCCAACATGAATGGGGTTATAGGTCAGGACGAGGCGGGGTCTACGCAGGAGATGCAGGAGCAGCAGATGCGGGCCGTGGTCGGGGACATGCAAAAGCTTATGCAGGCGCATCAGCAGACCATGCAGCAGGCACAGGGTTTACAACAGCAGAATTCTCAGATGCAGGGACTTATTGGTAATTTACAGAAAGCGCTTAAGGACAAGCAGATGGAAATACAGGCCAAGGTACACGATACCGAGGTCAAGGCCCAGACTGAAATTGAGAAGGCGAAGTATGCTTTGGCGCAAGAGCATGTGCGGCAGTCGCATAATATCATTTCGTCGAATGTGGATTCGGCGGTAAAGCTGCATCAAATAGGACAGGCTCCGCTTCCCAAGCAGTCAGCTTCGACGCCGGTCCAGGTGCCCTCTACGCCGGTGTCCGCGGTCCAGCAGGGTGGTTTGGTGCAAGAAGGAACACAACAAGGATTTTAATTCCCGCTTATGCGGAGGATATATAGATTTCGGGCCAATAAGGCCCAGGCCGACCAGGACGGTATCCTGAGGTTGATAACGTAGGAGTTTTATTATGGAACAGGCAAATGTAGAACCGACCATTCCCGAGCAGCCACTCGAAATTCCGGGAACGAATGAACCGGTAGTGCAACCGACTTTAGGGAATCCTGAGGGTTCCGCTGAACAACAACCGACAACGACAGATGGTGGTGTCGTACCTCCGTCGCCGGAAGAACAGCCGAAGCCCGAGGAAAAGAAGCCTAAAGAGGACCACTATGCAAGGCGCTTGAACAGGTTCATGAATAAGGCGGCCGAGCTTGAAGCACAAAATCTCGCATTGCAAGCGCAGATTTTGAGGTCTGGAAAGCAAACGGAGGGTGCTCCGTCGGAACCGCAGAAACCGGTCCGGGACAATTTTGCCAGTGACGATGATTACATTCAGGCACAGGTGGATTTTCAGATCTCGAAGAAACTACCTGAGATTCAGCAACGAGTTCAGCAGGCGACGCAGCAGAATACGGCTGTAACGGCTTTTCAGACAAGGGAAAATGAGTTGAGAAAGCAGAACCCGGATTATGACGACATTATTGCGGAAGCATCGCATATACCTATTAAGAATCAGATTATTGCGGATGCGATAATGATGAGTGACATAGGTCCGGATATCCGTTTTCACTTGGCTCAGAATCCTGAAATTATGGAAAAGCTTAATGGCATGCATCCTGCAAAAGCTGCCACTGAAATCGGAAAAATTGAATCTCAATTAAGTAATCCGAGAAGTGCACCTGCTCCGGTTAGACCCCGAGCTCCCGCCCCGATCCGATCGGTGGTTAGCAATGGAGTTACGGTTACCGTTAATCCGGAGTCCATGTCGATGGAAGATTACGTGAAGTACCGTAATAAAGCCAGACGTGATTTAGGCAGAGTTTATTAACCGCTCTCCACTATAGTTTTTTGGTGGGGGGTATAAGAATAATTTTTAACAAAGGAAGTTTCCAATGGCTGGCAATTCTCTTCTGACCCCCACAATGATTACCCGCGAGGCCCTTCGGGTGCTGCATAACAGCCTCCATTTTGCTTCATCGGTAACCAGAAGTTATGATGATAGCTTCGCGAATTCCGGAGCGACGGTCTCCGGTAAAATAGGTCCGTCCCTTAGGATCCGTAAGCCTAACCGCTATACGGTTTCGACAGGTCCCGCTCTTTCAGTTCAGGACACTGTGGAAGATTACGTAACGTTGACTGTTTCTACTCAGAAGCATATCGACATGCGTTTCTCAACTGCTGATCTAACCTTGACGATCGATGAGTTCTCCGATCGTTACATTCGTCCCGCCGGCTTGCTCCTTGCTTCAACAATGGACTACGATGGGTTACAGCTTTTCACCAGTGTCTACAACACGGTTGGTGTTCCAGGAGTACAACCCGGTGCCGGTACGGATTCGACCAATTCGTCCGCAAAGGCCCCTGGTGTTTTCTTGAATGGTAGTGCTTACTTGAGCAACTATGCCGCTCCTGAATCGGAACGGTATTGCATACTCAGCCCGTTTGCACAGGCCGCTGGTGTTGCCGGACTTTCCGGTTTGTTTAATCCTCAATCCGTGCTTTCGGAACAGTACGAAAAAGGAACAATCGGAAACGCTCTTGGTATGGACTTTAAGGTTTCCCAGAACATTCCTCGTCTCACGGTTGGGTCACGTCTTGCGACTGGCGACGCCTCTGCTTCGACCGGTTCACAAACGGGAAGCTCTCTTGCGATCTATGCAACATCGGGTCATACTTTTGTTGCTGGCGACGTGTTTTATTTCTCTTCTGGAACAGCCGTTAACACGGTCAACCAGGAAACAAAAGCGGACACGGGAACTGCTCAGCAGTTCGTTGTTACATCAGCTACTACAGCAGCTGGTGGAACAGCAACTCTGACGATTTCTCCTTCCATCATCACCAGTGGTGCAACCCAGACGGTTACGGCTTCTCCGGATAACGGAGCCGCCCTGACTTTCATTGGGACTGCCTCAACTGCCTATAGCAACAACCTTATCTACCACAAAGATGCATTTGCGTTGGCCACGGCCGATCTTGTGCTTCCGAAGGGTGTGGATATGGCTGCTCGGGAAGTGTGGGATGGTATCAGCGTTCGTTTAGTCCGTCAATACGATATAAATAACGATAATATCGTGGCTCGTCTTGATGTGCTCTACGGATGGGTTCCGCTGTATCCTCAACTCGCATGCCGCGTGTTGGGTGCGTAAACGACTCGGAGGGCGGGTATCCGCCCTCCTTTTACTTTTTCAAAGGATTTAATCATGGCTTACGGTGGAGATTCAACCCAACTGGTTATGGGTGATTGCCCCTCAGGCAATACTCTTGGGCAGACGTCGACCTCTCTGGTCGGTTTTCATGGACTTTCTTGCGCACAGGCTAATGCCATTACTGCCATTAATATTGGCACGGATGGTACAGCCGTAGCTTACGGTGCTATTAATAGCATCATAACTGCATTGCACAATAAAGGAATTCTCGGTTAATTTTAACAATCCCGGTCTGGGCCTTGCTCTTGTATCCTTTGAGAGGGTTACAAGGCTCGGCCTGGCCTGGATTAAATCCCTCTCAAAAGGAAAAGAATTATGGGAACAGAGTATCCGAAATGTATTTACCTGCGGGAAGGCGGCTGGAAAACCGCTCATTCGCGGGAAGAAGAAGACAAGATCCGCAAGGCCGATGAGCCCGTTATCGAGTTCGATCCGCCTACTAATGTCAAGATCCGGGCATCGGATATGAGGCCAAGAAAACGGATAGGCCCGAAGCAATTAGCTGATGTAATTGAGATAAAACCGCCCATTGATAATGGGGCGGAGGCCTGCTTGGCCAGGTATGAGGAAAAAACAAAACTAATGTTTTCTGATATACAACCAGAACCGAAGAAAACAATATCCGGCAATAAGCTTATTTCACCGGATATGTCGGTTTAAAGGAGAAATATATGCCGTTTACAAGCCCGCTTGGTTTTTATTCCAATGATGCAAATTCTGTCGAACCTTGGGACTCGACCGAGATTGGACATTTTTCCGACATTGAGCAAACTCTTTGTGTAGGAACGATTGATGGGCAAAAAAGATCTGATAGCTCCGGGTCTTATATGTCATTTATTGCCCAATCTAAAGGTGCCGCGGGGGTAAACGGAAATGGTGACGTGAATGTAATACCAGCGGTATACTCTGACCCTTCAGGAAATGTGGTCGCTGAATCCTATAACACTGGAACGGGAATATCTTTAAGGACTAAGGATACAAATTCAGACAGTACCCATCAACTCATAATTTCTGGTGACTCTAACAATTTTGTTAAAATCACGGCAAAAAATGGCAGTAATGCTCCCGATGGTTTAAACATACAAGCTTTAGATATGAATTTTAATGCCAGTGCGGGAGTAGTGTCCATAATTACGCCTAATGTGGTTTCAATGAGTGGCAGTTCTATTAACATGAATGTTGGGGGGCCACAATTCTTGGACATGACTGGGGACTCCGATACTCTTTATATGGAAACAGGGAATGCATTGAACATAGACAGTGCTACACTTTCCCTATTAGTTTCTGATTCAAACGATGCCTCACATCAGCTCACAATTTCTGGGGATTCAAACGGCATAATTCACGTTGTTGCACAGACAGGCTCAGATCTTTTATCTTTAGAAGGTAATAGAGTTGCCCTTAATGCAAGTTCGGGCGCCTGTGCGATAAATTCCCCGTCCAACGTCGCGGTCGGAGTAAATTCTCAGACTTTGAACATTACTGGAGCAGTGGGCTCCGTAACTTTAACTCCTTCAAATTATGATGCACTGAATATATCTCCTCCAGATCTTAACGGGTCTCCGCACGAAGTACAAATAAGCGGTGATTCAGCCGGCAAAGTCAAGATAAGCGCCATTACTGGCTCCGACACACTTTGGCTTAATGGTTACTCGGTTGATTGCTCGGCGTCTGGCGGTTCGGTTGGGATACAGGGTCCTACCGCGGTAAATATTTCTGGTGGAAACGTTGCGGTTACGGGCTCGGCTCTAACTTTTAACGGGTTCAATGTACTTACCGACAGTACGATCGTAAACTGGCTTGCAAATGCCGGCGTTGTAGGATTAACTTCGACTGCATCTTCTGCCTTGTTTTACAAAAGACACGGTTCTGATATCGACGTTTATTACCACCTGACAGGGACGGGACAGGGAACTTCTTTTGGCTTCACTTGTCCGGTCGCGTGCTCGGCCTCGGCGCCATCTGTAATTACGGAACCCGGGACCGCGGCCCTTGATGATAATACAAACGTACAATGCTATGCAAGCATAGGCTTTGGTAGTCCGATTGTTACGTTATATAGCGGTTCGGGCGGATCTTTTGGTACTTCGTGGACGAACAAAGCCACGGGTCGACAAGCGTACGGGATGATAAGATACCCAATCTAAGGAGCGTAGATGATTGTCAGAGTTGGGATTCCTTCGGTTAGAAACCCAAGGCCAAAAAAAACTGATGAAACTATCGACGCGCTAAAAGCATATGATAAAAGCAAGATAGATTTCCAAGTTTTTATTGTTACAGGTACTCACTGCGTACGTGGCCGCAACATAGCTTCCATGGCCGAACCGAAAAATTCCATTGCTCCGATTCAACAAAAACTTCCTTATGATTATTATCTCAGTATGGATGACGATAATGCATTTTCTCCAGAAATAATCAAAAGATTGATTGAAGCAGATAAGGACGTTATAGGGGCCGCTTATCCGACTCGTGAGCAAGATAATTATATAGTGGGGGCCCCGACAACGGCCCGTTATTGCCGGGAGGACTGGTTCAAGACAATAGACAAAGGGCTTCGAGAATGTTTGTGGTGTGGAGCAGGATGTATGCTCATCAAAGCTAAAGTTTTCGAATCAATGGAGTATCCGTGGTGGAGAAATAACATCCTCCGTGTCGGAGATCAGGCGGATATATGCACGGAAGATGTTTCATTCTGCCAAGATGTTCGAAAGGCCGGGTACAAAGTCTATATTGATTTGTGCAATCGAGCTGAACACGTTTAGGGTGAGCTTTAATCATAGCTTACCTTATAATACATTAATATGTGAAGATATTAAAAGATAATTTAATGGAGGACTAGTTATTATGCCTTACGGCAGAAACACTACATATGGCCAAAGTTACTACAAGGATGTTCTTCCTGTAGCCACGTCTGTTTTAGTCACGCCTCAGAATGCTGAGGTTGCTAATAATACGACTCAGCAATTCATTGCCACTATGCTCGACCAGCAGGGAAATCCCATGGCCAATCAAACTATTTATAGTTATACTTGGTCCATAAATGGCGGGGGTACTATAAGCACAACCGGTTTGCTCACGGCCCAGGCCGATGTCCAGGGGAACTACATAGTTACCGCGATCGAGGCCACGACTGGGCTCATAGGAACCGCAAATTTCGAAGTTGTTATTCCCGAGACATGTAATGATGGAACAATTCTGCCGAAAACCCATGTTATTGACATCATAAAAAGGGCAATGCGTTTGATTCAAGTAATCGGCGCGACTGAGACTCCTGAAGCCCAGCAGTCGACAGACTTTCTACAGGTATTGAACTGGATGCTTGAAGAGTGGACGGTTAACAAAACTTTTTGTTATTATATAGAAAACCAATTATTCCCTACAGTAGCCAATAAGCAAACATACATTATAGGCCCTGATCCCTTGGTCTGTGATTTTGTGACCATGACTCCGATTAAGATAACTTCTTGCTTTATTAGGGATACTACACCGGGCTACAATAACGATTGGGATTTACAATCGGTCACATCTGACCGGTGGAATCAGATTTTTCAGAAAGCTGTAACGAGTTCCTATCCTCGCTTCTTTTACTATGAGCACTCATGGCCTAATGGAACTCTGAATATATGGCCGAATCCGACAAAAGCGTATAAAATCAATATATCTCAGTGGCATCAATTCACGAAATTCACGTCCCTCCAGGACGTGGTCTGTTTGCCTCCTGGATATAAAGATGCACTGAGTCTTTCTCTGGCAGTAAAGATGGCCCCTGAATTCGGTAAAGATGTTCCAAACCTTGAGGCCATGGCCACAAAGGCCCTAAGTGCTTTAAGGGATTCGAATTATCAGCCGGATATCATGGCCACCGATTCAGCCTTACTTACACGCGGAAATCCCTGGTATAACATTTTTAGCGATAGGGTGTGGTAATGCCTGATCTTGGATTTTGTGGACCTATGTACGAAAGTCGCTCTCGTGCGGTGAATGCCCAAGAGTGCATAAACTTCTATCCGGAACTGGCCAGGACAGTTGTGGACTGGCCTAGCCACCAGTTCCCTGATCGGCAGAAGGCGGAATTGGTCCTGTACTCCACGCCCGGTCTTCGTCTTTTTTGCACTTTGCCTAATAATAAGGCGGTTCGGGGTTCCTTTGTCACGAGCAACAACCGCATGTTCTACGTGGCGGGGAACAAACTCTACGAGGTGAGCCAGTACGGGAAAGTAACGGAGTGGGGAACAATCGAAGACAGCGGAAATACCCGGGTCAATTTTGCGGACAATGGGATAGGCGTCGACCAGCCCATTTTAGATGCCAATGGCAACCCCACGGGGGAGTACCAGGGCCTTGGGATGATGTTTGTCGATGGCTTTAACGGATACATGTTCAATCTGACAACTAATACACTGGCCAAGATCACGGGTGGATATTTTCCCACGATAATGACCGGATACACGGAGCCCCAGTATGGGTACTTTCCCCAATGCACACATGTCTGCTTTCTTGGGGGAAAGTTTATAGTTAACGAGCTCAATAGCCAGAGATTTTACTGGAGCAACCTGTATGATGGTTTTCATTGGGACCCTCTGAACTATTCTTCCGCTGAAACGCTCCCCGACAACATCTCCGCTTTAGCTTCGCTGAACGGTGATTTATGGATCATAGGGACTCAGTCCATCGAAGTATGGAAAGACTCAGGGAGCAGCTCTATCAGTTACAGCAGTTCAGCAATACCCACGGCCGGGGCCTTCTCCTTGATACACGGAGGGGTGACCTCGAATGGGACCATTGCTCCCAACAGTGTAGTATCAAATGGTCAATATCTTTTTTGGCTGGGGAGCTCGACCCAGGGCCACGGGCAAGTATGGTTGACTCAAAATTATTCACCGATAAAATGTTCCACAACTTCTATAGATTTCATTACCGAGGGTTTGCCGGACATAAAAGACGCTATAGGTTACACCTATACGCAATCAGGGCATCAGTTTTATATTTTATCATTTATCAACGGAAATAGAACATTGGTATACGATGCAAACTTAGCCGTATCGAACCAAATAGGGATGTGGCACGAGCGAGGTGCATGGAACCAGAACACCGGGGTCATGGACAGGCACTATGCGAATTCTTATGTTTTCTTTCTTGATAAAGTTTACTGTGGGGACTATAGAAACGGTAACGTATATATTCTCGATGATAGTTATTACTTGGACAATGGAGAAATAGTAAGAAGAGTCCGGACGGGGTCGCACGTCCATCAGGACAGGAAAAGGCTTTTCTTTAATATGGTGGAAGTGGACTTCGAGCGAGGTGTCGGCAATCCCAATCCTGTGTCCCCCACTGACCAGTCCTATGATCCGCAGGCCATGCTATCTTACAGTGATGATGGTGGGTTTACTTTTAAGAATGAGATATGGAAAAAATTAGGCAAAGCAGGAGCTTATAGGGAACGTTTAAAATTCACTCGGTTGGGTAATTCCCGGGACCGGGTCTTTCGAATAACTGTTTCAGACCCTAATAAAGTGGTACTTATATCGGCGGTAGCCGATATCACGGCTGAAAAATAACAAAGGAATATATTATGGCATCAGGAAGTGGAGCGTTAAGCGGGGGGGCGAGTGGAGCTGCCTTAGGAACATCTATCCTCCCAGGATGGGGGACTGCGATCGGGGCCGTGGGTGGGGCCATTGTTGGTGGTCTAACAGGTAATGCGGCCTCGCAAGATATGCAGGAAGCCCAGAGCAATGCCCGAAATGCTCTACAGACCCAGGCCACGCAGGCTCTTGCTCCGCAACAGCAGATTTACGGGATAGGCTCCCAGGGCATGAACACGCTGGCGAGCAACGTAGCCTCGGGAAAATATAACACTAATCCTTATGCCTATAGTGCACAAGGATCACAAAATGGCTTGAACATACCCGGCTCGAATTTGGGTACGGGCTTCAATCAAGGCGCCAATGGCGGGTTGCCGTCTCAGTATCAGTTGCAGAACTTTAATATGCAACAGTCTCCCGGATATCAATTTCAACTTCAGCAAGGCCTGAATAGTATTCAGAACTCGGCCGCGGCCGGGGGCGGGGCACTTTCTGGTGCAACACTAAAGGCGATGCAACAGTATGGAACTGGGCTCGCGGCCCAGGACTATCAGAACATGTTCAGCAATTACATGAAGCAACAGGGCATGGGTCAGGAAGTTCAGAACCAGGCGTATAACCAATATGCCGGCCAGCAGAAGATTGGCATGGAGAATGCGCAACAGACTTTTGAGGACCAACTCAACCAGCAAAAACAGGCCTATGGAATGCAGGAGCAGATAGCAAGTTATGCTCAGCCTGCTGCCAATGCAATTAGCAACATCAATACAAGTCTAGGGGCGGGACTTGCGAATTCCTATATAGGCACGGGTCAGGCCCAGGCTCAGGGCATTAACCAGATAGGTGCTAATGTTCAGAGTGGATTAACAAGTCTTGGTCAGATATATGATTTGGCTAATCCTAATAAAACTGCAGTTCCTAATATAAATTCCAACTACAACTATCAGTCGGGGATGGGGAACCAAGGACCATCAGAGCCCACTACTGTAAATCAATTATATGGACCCTATCTTCCTCAGAATACAGAAGGCCAATTAAATGGCCCGACAAATAATTATCCTCCGTATTACTCTTCTTCTCCTTCGGGGATTGAACAAGGTCCAATAAATACTTCGTATAATCCATCTTTTATATCGAGTAATCAACCTACGGGGTATGATATCAATGGAAATCTTATACAGCCCCCCGCAACTTTAGAAAATTTAAATCCGGCGGCGGGGGCTAATTACAGCAATTATCAGACCTTGAATCCTTATGGGTCAGCATGGGCTAATAACTTTGGGTATCAAGGTGGCCCTACTCAACAGCCAATACCATTTAATACTCAATTGAATCCAGGACTGTATCAACAAACTCCGCAACGTCAAACGCAATATCCAGGATACTATTAAAGGATAAATTATGGCAGAAGTAATTGGTTTTCCTCAGATGTCGGACTTGGCTAGTAATGGTGGAATAACGATTGGCCAGATGGCTGGTCAGGCCAAGGCCACGGCTGCGCCAACATATGAACAACAGATGGGCACGACCTTAAATTTGGCCAATATGATGGACCAACGCCGTCAGGCGTTGATGACCAAGGGGATCTTGGGCCAGCAGGGCGCCATGGATGAGCAGGGTAATTTAACTCCTGCGGGCCGTACGTCCCTCGCAGGTGTTAATCCTGAGACCATGGGGACTATTGAGAACGCGGCGGCTATGCGGGCTTACCGGGAAAATATGGGTCAGGCGGCTGAGAACCGGGCCACTGCGATGATGAATACTGCGAAGGTTAAGCAAGATCAGTTGAATTTCAAAGAGCGAACGCAACAGCAATTGGATGATAACAGCACTTTTGCTAATTTATTGGTCAAGGCTACGCCTGAGACGGCAGCCGCGGTCATAGATACTTTTTCGAAATTGCATCAAGGTAATTTTCATTCGCCGGGCGATATAGCCACTTGGAATACAATATTGGGTCGGAAACCTATAATGGATGCGAATGGACAACCTATAATGGATGCGAATGGACAACCGACTGGATATGAACAAGGACCTGTAGATCCGCAAAAATTACAAGCCTTGCAGACGGGAGTTGTATCTGCGGCAAATTCTTTTCAGCAAGCGACTTTAGATCGAATAAAGCAGTCCGGAGTGGACCAGAATGAATATAAGTTGCAAGAGATTCAAAAGCCAGCCGAGTTGGAAAAAGAACGAGCGGATAGAGCCAAGGAGGCTCTTAGGTTAAAGGCCGAACAGGATAAAGCGGCAAAAGCGCCAAAACAGCAGGAAAAAGACGATGAAAAGACTGCTTTAACACTTGCACAGCACATTAATTCACTTACCGCTACTTCAAGAACTCTTTTGGGCGTGGCGGCCACAAATAATATGAAATCGGATCGAGCATTGTTATTATTGCAAGATCCTGATATTGACGTTACCCAGAAAGATGCTGCTGTAACAGACTTTCTGTCGGTTATGAAGCAAGGGTCTCCAGACGAGCAACAGCTTAAAAAAGGTATGTACGGCAGTTTGTACGAAAAAGGGTTGGAACTGGCTCAAAGTGTTACTGGTCAGCCGATGCAGTACAAAGATACAGCAGTTATAGATAAATTGGTAAAAATGTTTGAGGGTTTTAAAAGCATAGACAATAATGTTGTGGACGATAATCTTGGAGTGTATGCTGCCGCTGCAAAAGGATTTATATCGCGCAATCCAGAACAGTGGAATAAAATGGCGGAAGCCGTTAAAAGTTCTTACACAGGGCCTGGTAAGGCTCAGAAACGACCTGGTGGTACTGCGCCAGTTGCAGGGCCTGGTAAAGCGCCTGGTGCAGTAGATCCTAATAATCCACTTGGAATTAACTTGAAATAAAGGTTAGCTATGCCTTTAACAATCAATGAATTTGCGTCTCAGATTAAAGAGAAATATCCTGCGTATTCCGGGATGGATGATCTTGATTTGACCACCCGGATATTGCAAAAATATCCGCAATATAACAGTGCATTAGTTCAAACTCCCGCGAGTCCGCAAGGGCCTCAAGCCCCTATGACTTCGGCACCAGCGGACGTGACAGCAAATGTTCCGAAAGGAACTCCGGACGAGAGTCCTGCTGTTTCACGTATTCCGCAAACTTATGCTCAACAGTTTCAGCAGTCTTTGCAAAATGTGCAGGAAGGTGCAACCCTGCCTGAACATCCTTCCTTGATAAGCATAGGCAAAGCGATCGGTCAAGTGCCCCTACGGTTGGCTGGAGGGGCTATGGGAAACCTTTATAATCTTGGAATGGTTCCTCTTCAGGCCATGGCCCAAGATGCTGCTTCTACTATTGGAGCTATAGGTCCAGGCTCGATAGGCATCCCTAGCACTACGACTTTAGGTTCCTTATATAATGTGGCCGCGAATAAAATCCCTGGGGCAACGGCAGTGGCGTCAACAGCAGAAAATGTTCTTGGAAATCCAGATGTGCAATCTGCCTTGAATTTATTGCCCTTTGTGGGTAAAGTACCTGGAATGCTATCTGCTACAGGGAAGGCGGCAACAAACCTTGGAAAAACGGTCTATACCGGACAACTAGGAATTACCAAATCCCTTGCAGGTAAAATTGCTCCTGAATATACTCAGGCCGAGGCCAATATCGGAAATACCATAAAAGATTACAAACTGGACAGTCCGTTAGGGTATAAGGCATCCTTCCAAAATGCAAAGGATGCCTTTAAAGATAAATGGACTCAAGCAGATGACTTGATTAAGCAATATGCCGAGAAAAATCCTGGTGAAACTACAACGCTGAAATCAATCGTTGAGGATGTAAAAGCCGGCATACCTGGTGAGATTCGTGCTGGAGAGCGGACTGCGGCCAAAAAAGTCATCGATAACATTCATTCTGATATCATAGATGAATTAAAAGCCAAGAACATTGATCCAGATAAGCTATCCCCTACGGATTTGGTGGATGTAAAGCGATCAATTGGGGCCAAATACAAGCATTATGACCCATCGCTTGATCCGGTTAAAGAGGCCATGTATGATTCTTTCCAGAGTGGGGTTATAAAAAAGATTAATGGCTATGTCCCTGAGGCCGGGAAACTTAATCTCGAGGCCCGGGATATCAAATTTGCCCAGGATGCCCTGGAAAATGCGTTATCCAAGAAACCCTCCCCCTTTAATGCGCTTATAAGAGGCACAGAGGTCCTGGGAGGAATGGGAACTGCTCTGGCACATCCTGCGTCTATTCCGGCGATTGCTGGCACGATCGCTGTCCGAGAGCTAGGTCAGGCAGCTTTAAATCAGGGACGGGCAGCATCGACATTGATGAATCTTGGTCGTGGGGTGAGCAAAGTGGGAGATGTGTTGACGCCTGCGGAAAAGCCTATGTTGCCCCCCGTTGGTCAATCGCCGGTTAATTGGAATCCGCAAGGTCCTCAGCCGAATCCAAATATGGGTGGCGGAACAGGACCAAACCCGAATGCTGGAGCATGGCCCAAACCGCCATACATCCCCGTCGGAGCATGGCCCAAACCGCCATACACCCCCGGCGGAGCAACTCAAGTTCTTAAATCAGTAAATCCTGAACTTATCTATCCAAATGAAAAATTAGGAGGAAATATTGTAAGAGAGTTCATAGATAAGACAGGTATTAAAGCCGAATATACAGGGGGGGCTCCCGGTATAAAGGGAAAAACTGAGCCATATCACTCAATTACAATAACGGAAAAAGGTAAATCTAATGGGGAAGGACTCACAATAGAGGCCAGAAATCTACAGGAGCTAAAGTCGAAATACGAAGCTAAATTAAAAGAAATAAACCGGCCACTTTGGAAGAGAATATTTGGTGGTAAGCCCTCTGGAGCAATCGGTGGATCTGAAGCTCAAATGGCCCAGCAAAAGACCCCCCAATTCAAGAACTTTTTTGGGGACTGGGAAAAATCTCCTGAAACCGCAAGTAAAGTTGTTCATGAAAACGGTCAGCCTAAGATAGTGACAAACGGCAGAACAATGCCAGATGTTCCAAAAAGCGGAGAGTTCCCACAGGCCGAGCGCGGCCGAATTCTCGGGCACTCTTTTTGGACAGACAGCCCAGAAGTTTCGGACGGATATGCTGTTTATGGGGCCCCCTTGAGAGATTTGCAATACCATAAGCCAAGTTTCCAATCAAATGTGACACCTGCTTACTTAAATATCAGGAATCCAGTCACAGAAAAAACATCATTGTCCGACATGTTTAAGGGAGATATAAATAATCTAACAAACGCCCTTACAGATAAAGAAGGACTTGCTCAAAGAGCCAAAGACTATCAAAAGTCAATTGATTATTTTTATAAAAAACAGCACCCTACTTATGACCAAGAGCGATTGGACAAAATACCTACGAGCCAAAAAGAAGAAGATTTGAGGTTCCGTGGCTTGGCAATAAAAACGCTGAAACAGCAGGAAAAAGACATCAGGGATATCGTGTACGATATGAAGACTAAAAGTAAAGATGATTGGGGTACTATAAATAAGGTTCTGCAATCTCATGGGTTTGCCGGAGGTCCCGACTTTGTGGGCTCTTTCCTACCCGAGCACTTGCGGCCACTTATGGGCCTGATGGAAAAGTCCCCAGGCCTGGAACGCTACATTAAAAAGAATTATGATGGATTCGGTTTTGAAGACCACGAAGTGCATAATACCATGGGGGTTAAGTCTCATACTTATATACCGTTCTCTGAAAATCAAATAAAGTCCGCGATCGCGAATAATGGCTCTTTTAATCCAGGTGTAAAAAGCATCTTGAGATCCGCTCCGGCCATGGCTTCAATTACTGGGGGCACAGCAGTCGCTGTAGGCAAGGGCGTGCAAACTCTTGGCAAAATGGTAAATAATAATAATAAAAGACAAAATGATACTCGTCCTCCATTAGATTCTTTCTGGAGATAACAATGCCGTACGATATTAAAGCCGCACTAGACTCAGGATATTCTATGAAAGAGGTTATTGCTCATTTGTCTAATACGGTTGACACACTTAAACAGCAACTGGTGGCGCCCCAACAACCAGCCCCTGCTGATACAGCGAATATTTTTAATGTTCAGAACAATAGCCCGTCGCTACCGACATTGGGGCAGTTACAGCCGGTCACACACGTTATGCGAACTCCTCCTCCGCCTCAATCAGAAATTAACCCGGCTCCGGCGCCGTCCGGCGCGGCCATGGGTCCTGCTGCTCCATTAGATGATACGGAGCAAAAAAAGGCAATAGTAGGCGCCATTTCAGAATCAGGCGGAACAGGACGCCTTGTTTTTCGTAATGGGTCTATGGAACCTTCCTCAAAAACGGTAGCAGTTCAGCAGGATACCGGTAAAAAAGTATACGAGCCAGCTACCCAGACTCCCCAGGCTTTGATAGATGCTAAAAAATCTGATGCGGCTTCAAAGAGCGTCGTGGTTGAAACAAAAGTAAATAAACCACCAGCTCCTGAGCAACCCGCTCCTAAACCGCCTGTTTCCGAGGCCCAGGCCGCGGTCTCGAACAAGACCGCACAACAGACTACTTTAGCCCAAGTTACAACGGCTAATCCTTCTAAAGTATTTAAAGCTCAACCTATTGTTGATACCTTAACCAACTACTCAAAGGCTCCCGATACTCCGCCCAAGGCCGCGGCCTTGGTCCAGGCCTTGATTCCTACCGTTCAACAGTGGAATACAATGCCCTTCCCCGCGGTTCAGCAAAGGCTCGAGGCTTTAGCCGTACCGGCTAAGTCTTTAAATTCCAATAACATGGACCAAGCTTTACAAGCCCAGGCCCAGGCCTCGGTCGCGCAATTGGTGAGAACACAAATAGATGCGGCGGTGTCGTCCTCGGCCAATCCCGAGATCCGAGACCAGTGGAAGACTTTGCGGGATTTTAACAGGGTGTTAGCGTCTTCAGTTCCGATTAACTCTCAAAATATCATAACTAAGCAACCTTTAGATATACCTGCGCACCAGTTAGAGCTCAGTAATAAACCCAATGATGTTTTGGCTACCATGTATGCCCAGGCATACCAAGCCCAGCAACAAAAATTACCTGAAAATCCTCGTATGGTCATGGGCGCCATGTCTCCTCAGCAACCACCGACGCCCTATCCTACTTCAGGGCAGCAGACCTTGGCTGGGCCGGGCGGGACTTCTCAGGCCTCCCAGGCTCCTGTGGGTAGTAATGAGCGTGCAATTGCTGATGCGAAACAGACTTACGATGATTGGATGGCTAATAATCAGCTTATAAACGAACTTAAACAGAGGGGTCAAGCACTTACTCTGGGGAACATAAATCTGCCGATTCGAAGAAGGAAATTAAAATGACTACAACCGTATTAAGTCCAAGTCCGAAGTTTTTCTACTGGAACAGTGCTGGTCAACCTCTCGTTGCTGGACAGCTATTCACTTATATCGCTGGAACTACAACCCCAAAAAGCACTTATGTTGACTCGACAGGTATTGGAGCAAATACAAATCCCGTGATCCTGGACGGAATGGGTTCTGCTAACGTATGGCTTTCACCAGGGTTATATAAATTTGTCTTGCAAGACCAAATGGGGAACGTCCTTTGGACCGTTGACAACATTGGCTCAGCCGTGGCCGGGTATAACTTGATTGCTACCCTCGAAGGACCGGCGGGCCTCAGATCTTTAGCTCCCGGGTCTTCTTTAGCCGTGACCACCCTGGGGTATAACACTGTCGGGGATGGCGGCGGCGGAACCTATTACTGGAACGCGGCCTCTACTCAGGCAGACGATGGAGGAGTATATATCGCCCCGAGTCCGTCCGTGACCGGACGATGGGTCCTTGAGTTGAATGGTTATGTTTCGCCATTTATGTACGGAGCAGTGGGGGACGGGGTAAACGATGACACGGGCGCGGTCGAGGCCGCGGATGCATTCGTTTCTGGTAACAACAATTTTTATCTTTACATTAATGGAATTTTTTATATAACTCAGCCGGCCCTGGCCTCGGACATTGTATTCAGCGCCAATGGCGGGTTAAAGTGGAATACGGCTATTCAGCCGACTGTTCATGCGTCCCCCTCAGACGATTTCCAGCATTTCTATGTAGGATCTGGCGGTTCTGCTCCAGTTCTTTATGGTATTATTGAGGTTAAGCCCGAATGGTTCGGAGCAAAAGGGGATGGAAGTTTCCTCAATGATACTATAACGACGGACGATACCGCTCCTATACAATTGGCGATAAATTCTTGCTCGACCGGGATGTGGGTTGTTTTTAATTCGTCAAAAAAATATTATTGTAATGCTATAAGTATTCCTACTACTCACGGGGGGATAAATTTAAAGGGAAGTCAGCCTTTTGAAACAGACGATGAAAACAATCCTGCCAATGAAGAGTATCTGGCTAACTTACAGTTCATTGGCTCGTCCGGGACTTTTATTCAGATGGCGGATGGGGTTGGCGGACTACGCGGACCTGTGCTCCGGGACTTGATAATTGATGGTTCAGCTACCGCCCAGACCATAATTTATTTAGAGACTTTTAACGCTATCATAGAAAATTGCACGATTCGAAACGCCTCTCCTACGGGGTATTGTGTTTGCTTTGACCAGAGTGGGTCAGGCAACATCGTACGTAATTCCGTTATATACAATGCTTTTCTTGGAATAATCGCCACGGGCGCCATGACTTCTGGAAAAGTGATGGGGTGCTCTTTATATAACTGTACGGGTGTTGCAATCTCTATTCAGAATGCCAATAACTGGATGATTGATAGCAACATAATTTATGATTCGATGAAGGACATTTCCGTATATGGCTCAAACTACTCAATAACAAATAACCAGTGCGTTGACCCCCAAGAAACCGGTATTGAAATCAACAATACAGTGATAGGAAATTCAATTGTTACGGGCAATAATATTTCCGTGACGACGGGGACGAATTTAATATATGGAATCTATATTTCTTCATCCGTCAATAATTATGTGTTGGTCTCGAACAACTCGATTTATCAAGGTCCTTCAGTCGTGACCCAGGGCTGGGGCATTTACAGTCAGAATTCAGGCTCCGTATTGCCTGGAAACATTGAAAATAACCAGGTTGTGGGGTATTCGGGGCAAGCATATCATTTAGCGGATGGGTATCAGACCGGGCAAGCGTTCCTGGACTCGACCGCTTATAAGACCTTCAAGGAAATTGTTGGAGATTACTCCGCGGTTGACAGTTCGGATCAAGGAAAGGCCCAGTTTATTGTGCATAACCCTTTAGACCGTGCGGATGGGTTGAGCACTTTAGTGACAGCCTGTGGGTCTCCATCAAATGCAGTGAATTTATGGAGCAGGCAGTTTGTAACGGTTAACAATATAAATAATCTATCACGAATACATACTTCCGCAGGTTATGATAATACCAATGTTAGTCCGAGAACGGATACTTATACTTGGGATGAGCGTGACCCAGTCCAGGGCCGGTTTTATTGGGGAAATTTAGGGCAAGAATACGGACATCTTGATGCGAACGGGTTAAATATCCCCGCAATAACAGTCTCTGGAACAGCGGCTGTTATTACTCCTCCTGTGTCTTATAAAGTGGCGCTAAATGGCACTACCGTAGATACGACATCTACCTTGACATACCAGACATTTTTAAAAATGACGACGATTAGCTTTCCACAAATTGATATGACAACTCAGTCCTCGCCAACAACTGTATACCTCAGCTCATGCAACCCCTTATCGGCTCCAGACACGATTGATTCCCCGCAGTCTCCAGCGAGTTTTCAAGTAGGAGCTGGACTTAATTCCATTAGTCTTGGGCAGTCCATTTATGCTGTAGCCCTCAGTGATCCAACGGTAACTATGACAGGTACAGTAACCAATTATAATTTTGGAACAGGAGTTTTGACAGCTAATTTGACCGGTTCGACGGGTGCTGGAACGTATACAGGCTGGACGGTGTACCAGACCTCTTTCCCTTTTGTTCCTGCCGCGAGGGGGGGCCGGCGGGGTATGTTGCCATTTATGATTTACGGGTATAGTCAAGATGGGGTAAATCCGATGCCAGGTGCGATATCCATGGATAGTACGCAGTGGCAGATTTTGACTCCCTTTGTCCGCACATACAGCGGTGCAGAATCAATGGTCTCATCTACGTGGGAAGAAACTCCTTTAGGGAGTAATTATGTGTATAGTATAGCCCCTCAGTCAATAAACTTACTAATAGCATAGAGGAAACTTGGCATCACTAAAGAAAAAACCTTCTAATCCCGCCGCGGTCACGGTCCCAAAACTGGGACCGCCTCCGAACAGAACTGATATTGTCGAAAGTGATGCTGGAGGGAATACCACAGGCTCCGTAAAACGCCCATGGCAGGCTTTCTTTGCGGACATTTACGATAATGTTAACACTTTGAATACTTCGGTAGCTTTAAATCCTACCGGCGTTCAAGGCCATACCGGTCTGGGGGTTCCGGGTCCCGCTGGACCAGCAGGATCTAAAGGGCCAGCTGGAGCTGCTGGAGCTGACGGGGCTGACGGGGCTGACGGGGCTGACGGAGCTCAAGGTCAGACAGGGTTGCAAGGCATCACTGGTTTAACCCAAGCCATAAATTTTCTTGACGAAACACCGTACCCGTCACTTGGAGTGACACCGGAATTACTTTACAACGAGCAAGACCAAGCTTTATTTGCCGGCGTAGCAGGATCCGACCATTGGGTGCAGATTTCCGCGGGCTCGGTTTCTGGTGGAACTGGTGTCCAAGGAATACAAGGCGTCCAAGGTATCACGGGACTTGCAAATTTTCTTGACCAAACCTACTACCCTCCGTTAGGTCCTCCCGAGCCTGTTTTACTTTTCCAGGAAACGGATGGTGCCCTATTTGCAGGGACCACGGGAACGGGAGTATGGGTCCAGATTAGTGCAGGGTCCACGCAAGGCTTTACAGGATCCACCGGAGTGCAAGGTATAACAGGTCTACAGGGTATAACTGGCCCAGGAGCTTTGGTTTCTAATACCTATATACCGGTAAGCAATGGCTCTACTTACGTAAACTCGCCAATGACCGTGTCCGGGTCAAGTGTCGTATTTTCTGGAACCGCGGATGTTACTGGGTCTTTAAATGTGGTGAGTTCTGTTCAACTCCAAAACCTATCTGGACCTGGCCAGAGAATGGTTGTGACCGATGCCACGGGAAACATAAGTGCTATTATATTGCCTCAAGGGTTTACAGGTGTCGGAGTCCAAGGTACTACAGGATTACAGGGCCCTACAGGTTTACAAGGCCCTACAGGAGTTCAAGGCATACAAGGAAACACAGGACTACAAGGCATACAAGGTCTTACAGGGCTTCAAGGCCTCACGGGTCTTCAAGGCCTCACGGGGGTTCAAGGTAATACAGGAGTCCAGGGATTAACAGGGCTTCAAGGCTTAACAGGATTACAAGGCCTCACTGGAGTCCAAGGAAGAACTGGAGTCCAAGGACTAGGTCTAACAGGAGTCCAGGGCTTTACAGGATTACAAGGCTTAACAGGATTACAAGGCCTCACAGGAGTCCAGGGCTTTACAGGATTACAAGGACTAACAGGTCTTCAGGGATTAACAGGGCTTCAAGGCTTAACAGGATTACAAGGCCTCACAGGAGTCCAGGGCTTTACAGGTTTGCAAGGTCTAACAGGTCTTCAGGGATTAACAGGGCTTCAAGGCTTAACAGGATTACAAGGGAAAACTGGATTACAAGGTAATACTGGTTTGACAGGACCTACAGGAGGAACGGGCGGGGTAGGAGCCCAAGGAGGCACTGGTCTGCAAGGTCTAACGGGACTACAAGGCCTTACTGGTTTGACGGGGCCTACTGGAGGCACGGGCGGGGCAGGAGCCCAAGGAAGCACGGGACTCCAAGGCTTTACAGGACTCGTAGGACCGGGAGCCG